AATGAAGCCTTCTGCTTCATGCATGTGCTCGTAGTCGTCAGGGAATCAACGGTCCGGCCATCAACCCAGGTGCACACCAATGTGGTGAATGGTCAAATGGCGTTTATTGTATCGAGCTAGGCACTTAAATACAATATCTCTGCAATGCGGAATTCAGTGGTTCGTCCAATCCGTGTTAGACCCGTCTGTTGCCTTCCTAATAAGGCACGATCATACCACGATCATACCACGATCATACCACCTTACTTCCACCAATCGGCATGCACGGTGCTTTTTCTTTCCTTATAAGGCATGTTGCTAACTCATCGTTACATAAGCATGTTGCAAGACTACAAGAGTATTGCATAAGACTACATTTCCCCCTCCCTATGCAAAAGCGAAACTACTATATCCTGAGGGGACTCCTAACCGCGTACAACCGAAGCCCCGCCTTTCGCCTATACATATCATGGTCCCCTCAGTCAAACTGCACATTATACCTGACCCGTACATCGCGGAGCAGCGCAAGATGCCTAATGCTAAACATTTCTACAGAAGCATTATTTGAACAATTGTAGGTCAAGCCTCACCTTATTACAACGTAAATTTTGTTCGTACTTACTCAGCGACCTCCTACATTCCGTGTGCCAGCCGTCCGATTAACGATCCAACCAGCTATCACACGGAGTCTAGTTTGGGGTATTCTAAGTGATGTCCAAGAGTTCCTATGCACGAGAGTTCCTTAGCTGCTCAAGTTTGTGTTTCAACTGTTCTCTCCTCCGCCTCAACTGCTCTTTCTCTGCGATCAGTCTGTGCTCGTCCGATTGGATAGACAGAACGTACTCCGTGGCTCTTTTCAGGATGACAACCTTGGGCGCCTTCTCGTTGTTGGCCACCTCGGGTATCTGGTCCCGCAGGGCAAAGAAGCTCAGCTTCAGCTCATTCCTTCGCTGGCGCTCCAAGACGTTGTGCGTTCGCCTCTTGTCGTTCACCTCTGAGTCTGACGTGCGGGGACTGGAGCATTTTCGGTTGTTGCTGACCTGTTTGAGGACCCTGCCACTGTCCAACTTTAGCCTCTTGGCGGCTGGGTATTCCACCTTGGTGGAGGGAGGAGCAGCGTAGTTGTGTTGGTGGATGTTGACGTGACACCGCTCGAGGACCAGCGGACTGTGGTGGGGCTTACAGTGCTCCTCTGATGCTTCTGTGCTGGACTCTGTGCTGGATTCAGACTCGTTCGCTTCAGCTAATGTAACGACATCGATTTCCTCATCTTCTTCTTGTTCTTCCTCCGAGCCGCCGCCGGCCGTGGGCGGCGCGTCGACCCCCAGCAGAGCCGCGGGGCCGGCGCCGGGCGGGCCGCGCCTGCCGAGCGGGCAGGGGAAGACCACCGAGGAGCCGATGCAGCCGGCGGCCGCGGCTCCCAGGTCGTGCAGGTAGAGGCCGGCCGAGGCGGCGGGGCCGGCGGGAGGAGGCGGCGGCCCCGAGGGCGGCGGGCCGGGTCGGGAGGCGGCGGCGGGGCCCCCCTCCCGGCGGGAGGCTTTGTAGGTGGCGAGCTTCTCCGACACCACCTTCTCCAGCTTGGCGGCGGCGGAGAAGCCGCTCCACATGCAGTCCCGGATGATGATGGATTTGACGAAGGATTCGTCGTCCGGGTCGCAGATGGAGCTCTGGTTGACCATGTCCCCCCCGAGCAGCTCCGTCACCATCTCCAGCTGGTCGGCGGTGGAAGGGAAGCAGGAGGCGGCGGCCAGGTTGGAGCGGCAGCTGGGCGAGAGGGGCGGCGCGGGCAGGAGCTCAAACTTCTTCCAGATGTCCTCGGACGGGGCTGGAGGCTGCAGCTCGCTGCTCCGCTGCTGCGCCGCCAGGTAGAAGTTCTCCTCCTCCTCCTCGAAGTAGAAGTAGGGCTGCACCGAGTCGTAGTCGTAATCGTAGTTCTTGCTGGGGAGGCTGACGCTGAGCGGCATCGCGGCGGCTGCTGCCTTTATGACGGCTTCCATGCTTGATTCACCGGGCGACCGGAATCACGCAGAGCAACCGGAATCACGCCTGGGGTGGACCGCTCAGTCGTCGGGCTTTCTTCCCGTCTTCCAACGACTCTCTGAGTTCTCGGTAGGGTATCTTGGCCCCCGGCCGTGGAGCTCCCTCCGACGTCACTCAGCTTCTGCCCTCCTAAGCCGCAGCCCCCTCTACTAGGGTCATCGTCCGCTCCCCGAATAAGCGAGACGGATGAGGACAGGATCGCCACGCCGCCTGTGGCCGACCACTATTCCCTAACGATCACGTCGGGGTCACCAAATGAAGCCTTCTGCTTCATGCATGTGCTCGTAGTCGTCAGGGAATCAACGGTCCGGCCATCAACCCAGGTGCACACCAATGTGGTGAATGGTCAAATGGCGTTTATTGTATCGAGCTAGGCACTTAAATACAATATCTCTGCAATGCGGAATTCAGTGGTTCGTCCAATCCGTGTTAGACCCGTCTGTTGCCTTCCTAATAAGGCACGATCATACCACGATCATACCACGATCATACCACCTTACTTCCACCAATCGGCATGCACGGTGCTTTTTCTTTCCTTATAAGGCATGTTGCTAACTCATCGTTACATAAGCATGTTGCAAGACTACAAGAGTATTGCATAAGACTACATT